TAATGAAGCGGCAGAATGCAAATATTGCGGTGGTGATTGCCCTAATGATGAAGAACACGCTTGTGACGGCTACTTGGGCGACATTGATGGACTATATGAAGCTGGACCCGAAGCTAACGAGGATGCAGGCAAAGTAGGATATGTAGAAATGTTCTTTACAGACCGTGATGGCGGTGAAGTTAGTCATGAAGTAGAAGTTACACTTAAAGACGGTAAACTATCTATTACTGGCAACATGCCTGGACCAGAAGACGATTTATATTACGATGAGTCAGATATCGAAGAGCAACTACGTGATGCTATGCAAGATATGAGCGTTATTAGTTGGATGAACGAAGATATTACTGAAGACCCAAGCAAGCCAAATTTCCCACAAACTGTGGAACTTGCTGGAGATAGTATCTGGGATAGAGAAACACCAAACCCAAAAACAGTTACAGTAACTGATTATGAAATGGAAGCTGATAAAGACGGATATGTACACGTAAAGGTAATGCATGACGGTCCGTGGACTATCTATACTGACACAGGATTTGAAAAGGCCATCAGCGAAATGATTGGTATGAAAGTATCATTCACTGAACAAGGTATGCAAGAAGAAGGCGTAGCAAGTTTAGAAAGTGGTGATGACATGGATGAAGACATTAGCATCCTTAAACGAAACGCAGGAGTAGTATAATGTACCGTAAATTATCAGATATTTTAGAAGAAAACAACTTAGCAGCAACAACCGAAGCAGTGGGCGATAGTGCTTCTGGTTTTTATAGATTGCAAGATGAATTTGCAGGCGGTGAAGCAGATGGCGCACACAAAGTTCTTATTGATGAGCTAGTACGTTACTTGAGCGGCGATCAACTTGAAGATTTTGTTTCTGATTTTGAAAGACACCATGATATGGTAGGCGACATGGAAGAAGCTGACATTGAAGAAGCTGACATTGACGAAGATAACGCATTTAATAGTGCGGCCGCTGAAGCAGCAAAAAGAGGCGACAGCCACTTTGAATTCAATGGTAAAAAATATCCAGTAAAAATGGACAAGAAAACAGCAGATGGTTTAACAGATGACATTGAGCATCTAAGAAAACTATCAGGAATTTAATATCCTATCTACCTTAGGACCACTGAGCCCACAACTTGTGGGCTCTTTTTTTCAGTAATAAATACTATTATAATGAGGTTAATATGGCCACTACAGGTACAACAAACACAGACTTAGTTAAAAAACCGTATCGAAAAGAACAGATTACGCATGCTCAGGCAACTGAGCTAGCTAAGTGTATTCAAGACCCAAAATATTTTATGACTGAACATTGTTGGATTCAGCATCCAACTAAAGGGCGACTTAAATTTGATTTATTCCCATACCAGCAAGAACTGGTTGACACATATCACGAACATCGTTATAGTATAGCTCTTATCAGTAGACAGATGGGTAAGTCAACGGCCGCGGCAGGATACCTGCTGTGGTATGCAATGTTTAATCCAGATCAAACAATTCTTATTGCGGCGCACAAGTACAGTGGTGCTCAAGAGATTATGCAACGTATACGTTTTGCATATGAAACTCTGCCTGATCATTTACGTGCTGGTGCAGTTAGTTACAACAAAGGTAGTATTGAATTTGATAATGGTAGTCGTATTGTAGCACAAGCAACAACAGATAATACTGGACGTGGTTTAAGTATATCGTTAGCATACTTGGACGAGTTTGCATTTGTTAGACCAAACATTGCCCGTGAATTCTGGACAGCATTATCTCCTACATTAAGTACAGGTGGTAAATGTATTATTACAAGTACACCCAACCAGGACGATGATCAGTTTGCACAGATTTGGAGAGCAAGTCAAAAAATGTTTGATGAGTTTGGTAACGAAACACAAGTGGGTATAAATGGTTTCCGTGGATACAGTGCTGATTGGAAATTACATCCAGATCGTGATGAGGCATGGGCCAGTGTTGAACGTGGTAAAATTGGTGACGAACGTTTCCGTCGTGAACACTTGAATGAGTTCATTGCGTTTGATGAAACACTTATTGATAGTATACGACTAACTGAACTCAAAGGCGAAGATCCATACAAAAAAACTGGACAAGTACGCTGGTACGACACAGTTAAAGACAAAAATACATATGTGGTATCGTTGGATCCAAGTTTGGGAACTGGCGGAGATCCAAGTGCTATACAAGTGTTTACACTGCCGGGTATGACTCAGGTAGCAGAATGGCAACACAACAAGACTCCTGTACAAGGACAAATTCGTATAATGAAAGAAATATGCGAAGCATTACGTAGTGAAGGTCCCAATAGTGAAATATACTGGAGTGTGGAAAACAACACACTGGGCGAGGCGGCACTCGTTGTAATCAGTGAGATGGGCGAAGAAAATATACCTGGTACATTCTTAAGTGAACCTAGAAAAGGTAATGGGCGTTCGTATCGTAGAGGGTTCAATACCACAAATAGAAGTAAACTCACTGCTTGTGCTAAGTTTAAACAGTGGGTAGAAACAGACAAACTAAAAATAAAGAGTAAACGACTACTGGGAGAAACCAAAGTGTTTGTAGCACGTGGTGCTAGTTATGCCGCCAAAGAAGGCGAAACTGACGATTTAGTAATGAGTACACTGCTGGCAGTGCGTATGACGATGCTAATTAGTCAGTATGACGAAAACACATTTGAAGACATGCGTGATAGTTTTGGAGACGATGAATATCTTGCTCCAATGCCAATCGGGCTAATATAGACTGAAAGCATAAATAAGTGTATGGCGATTAATATAGATAAAGTTGGTGAACAAATTTTTAAAGTCCTCAAGGGACATGGATTGACTCTTGAGTTGTTTACTAGCGATGGCAAGAGCACAGTTGATCCAATGGAAGCAAAGCGTTTTTATAATGCTGAAAACAAAATGATGGTCAACTTGGATGTCGCCGATGAGAAATCAGAATTAAAAATAGGACTTGGAAAAAGTGCTGATGTAAATGGATTACGTAAATTATTTGACAATTTACGCAGTTTAGCCAATAGAAACATTATTGAGTATACATTACGTACCTTTGGCAAGGATATTGAACCAAGAGATTTTGCCTTTCAGGCGAAAAAGGATAGTGAAATGAAAGTACAAGAAAGTTTTAGTAAACCATATGGAAGTAGCAAGAGTAGTTATCAAGCTCTTGAAAATGCACGTTTAATTATTAAACATAAAAAGCATGTAGATGAGGAAGTACGTGGAAGCCGTAGTCGAAATATTCACAGTTTGTTTATTGAGAACGCAGACGGCGAACGTTATAAATTCCCAGGCACCAATTTAAGTGCCGCCCGTGCTATGCTAAGACACATTAAAGAAGGTGGTGTTCCACATGACGAAATGGGTACACACATTGTTGCACTATCAGAAGAATTTGCAGAACTTACTAAATTTCGTAATTACGCAAAGAAAAGTTCACTAATCAGTGAAGACACACAGGATGTAATTGAAGGCGTCAGCAATCGTCTTGAAGGAATCCGCAAACAGTTTAAATCACTCAGTGGCACGAAGGGCTATAAGCGTTACAGTGAAGGCTATACAGAAAAAGCAGTTTCTCTAGAAGAAGAAGGTGTTGATAGCTTGAAAGATCAATTTACTGTACGTAGTTTTGACGAGAATGTCGCCTCAGCGTTACCGCATGTTGCACGAGTAGTGAGAGAAATTTCAGATACAAAGGGCCGAGCACACCGCTTGAAGGCTCTGGTTACAAAAGTCACAAGTGGCACAGATCTTACACTAAGTAGGACATTAGATGCCGCAGATCCTGATAATCCTGAGAACATGCGTTTTGGTACACCACTAGAACAGCAAGCAGCGTTCTCAGGATATCTTTCTAAGCACGTAAAGGATGACGAGCTTAGTAATATGCTAATGCAACTTGGAATGGACATGCACGACATGGATCCAAAACAGCAAAATTTAGCAAATAAAGTATTGACTTACATTAAAGGTAATGTTAGTATTAAGAATCCTAAGGAGGCATCAGAAGATGCAACCGAAAATGTGTACAAGCAAATTGAAGAATCATTCAACAAATATAATCCAGAAGATTTTTTATTATAAGTGCTTGACTTTACACATTAAATATAGTATAGTATACGTATGCTCAAAGTATAAGTGTATTATACAAAACTTAGGCAAACGTCACGTAAGTGGCAACACAAAATTAGGTATTATACCTAGTTACTAATAAAGGCTAATATAGGAGAATAATTATGGCATCTTTAGCAGAAATCAGAGCAAAACTGCTCGAACAAGAAAAAGGCGGAAATACCCGCAGTAACTCATATGGTGGTGACAACGCAATTTTTGCGTTTTGGAATATTCCAGAAGGTCAATCAGCAACAATGAGATTCCTCCCAGATGGTGATGACACGAATACTTACTTTTGGCGTGAACGTCAAATGATCCGTATTCCATTCAGTGGCGTTGCTGGTGGAGATGAACACAAACCCGTAACAGTAACGGTTCCATGTATGGAAATGTGGGGTGAAACTTGCCCAGTACATGCTGAAATTCGTCCTTGGTTCAAAGATCCAAGCATGGAAGATATGGCACGTAAGTATTGGAAAAAGCGTAGTTACTTGTTTCAAGGATTTGTAGTTGACAGTCCACTACAGGAAGACAGTGTTCCTGAAAATCCAATTCGCAGATTTATTATTAATCCAAGTATTTTTAATATTATCAAACAAGCGTTAATGGATCCGGACTTTCCAGAAATTCCAACAGACTTTGAGCAAGGTACTGACTTTAAACTTGCAAAAACGCAAAAAGGTCAGTATGCAGATTACTCAACATCAAACTGGGCTCGTAGAGAGCGTGGCTTGACAGAAGATGAGCGAAATGCAATTGCATCAAATGGGTTGCATAATCTGGATGATTATATGCCAAAGAAACCTACAGCAGAAGGCGTTAATGCTATCTTTGAAATGTTCGAAGCTAGTGTAGATGGCCAGTTGTATGATCCAGCTCGCTTTGGACAATTTTATCGTCCAGCAGGTGTAAACTTGGATAACATTCCAAGCGCACCAGCAACAGCAACACCTGCTCCTGTAGCAGAAACAGCACCTGCACCGGCACCGGCGCCACAGGCAGTTGCAGAGTCAGCACCAGCACCAGCAGCTCCAGCGGCTGATGCTAGCCAATCTAGTGCAGCAGATATTCTTGCCGCAATTAGAGCTCGCAAAAACTAAAACATAAGCTGACATTATAGTGGGGGATCAATTCCCCCACTGTTTATATTCTATAGGAGATTACTATGGCAAGACCATTTGACGTAAGCAAATTCCGTAAAAGTATTACTAAAGCGGTACCCGGACTAAGTGTCGGGTTTAATGATCCAGATACATGGATCTCAACAGGTAACTATACCTTAAACAAACTAATCAGTGGAGACTTTGAAAAGGGTATTCCACTAGGTAAAGTATCAGTATTGGCTGGTGAATCAGGCGCAGGTAAGTCATACATTGCGGCTGGTAATATTGTTAAACAAGCACAACTTCAAGATATTTTTGTTGTACTGATTGATACTGAAAACGCACTAGACGAGACTTGGTTGCATGCACTAGATGTAGACACCAGTCCTGAAAAATTGTTAAAACTTAACTTAGCAATGATTGACGATGTAGCCAAAGTTATGAGTGATTTCATGACAGACTATAAAAAGGAATGGGCAGACAAGGAAAAGGACGAACGTCCTAAAGTATTGTTTGTGATTGACTCATTGGGTATGATGTTGACACCAACTGATGTTAAACAGTTTGAAGCAGGTGATATGAAGGGTGACTTGGGCCGTAAGCCTAAAGCACTAACATCACTGGTTCGTAACACTGTTAATATGTTGGGCGAATACAACGTAGGACTAATGGCAACCAACCACACATACGCATCGCAGGATATGTTTGATCCAGATGATAAGATTAGTGGTGGACAAGGCTTTATCTACGCAAGTAGTATTGTGGTTGCTATGCGTAAACTTAAACTAAAAACAGACGCAGACGGCAACAAGACTTCACAAGTACATGGTATTAGAGCGGCGTGTAAAGTAATGAAAACACGTTATGCTAAACCGTTTGAAAGTGTACAAGTGGAGATTCCATATGAAACAGGTATGAGCCCATACAGTGGACTTGTAGAGTTCTTTGAAGCCAAAGATATTCTAAAGAAGAGCGGTAACAGTTTGGAATACACTAGCCACGTAACTGGTGAAGTAATTAAAATGTTCCGTAAGCCTTGGAATGCTAATAAAGATGGCGCATTAGACCTTATTATGAGAGAATGGGATGACATTGCTGTTGATCAGTTAACTGAACAACCCGTGGACGAAGATTCCGAAGAAGAACTAAATAGCCTTGATGAAAATTTATCCACTATTGAGGAATAATAATGAAACTATCAAGTAATGACGCAGTAAGTCTTGCAGAATTGTGGGACAGCATCAAAGCATATGTTCCAGTTAAGGATAGAAGCACAGCGGCCCAGCATTTTTTAAGTGCGGTACAAGAAAGTGCTTTGTGCGATCTAGAAGAACATGCAAACGAACTTCATGGAGTTTGTAGCATTCTAGATCGTGCCCTTAAGGAATATGATGTTGATGATGAATTAGAAGAATATGAAGAAGAATCTGAGTGGTAATTAGACAGTGAACTGGTTATCAAAGATACGAAAAGATATCAATCAAATAGTTTATGCGATTGACTACTATGAAAAAGAGCTTACTGAAGCTAGGGTTCAAACAGGACTTCGTGGCAGTGTTGAAAAACATAGCCGCGATATGCCTGGAGTAGTTGAACAACGTTTTGGACAATTACAAGAAATCGAAAGTATTTTAGAGTTCTTAAACATAGAACTACGTAGAATGCGTAGTGAGAAATTCAGGAAGTTTCTGGAGCATTATAACAGACAACTTACTAGCCGTGATGCGGAAAAGTATGTTGATGGTGATCCAGATGTCGTGAATCAACAGCATCTTATTAATGAGTTTGCCCTGTTGCGTAACAAGTATATAGGACTATCAAAAGCATTAGACGCCAAGCAGTTTCAGATCAATAACATTGTGAAGTTACGTGCAGCTGGACTTGAAGATGTGAGTTTATAGTGTAACAGAAGGTGTGATCAGGCCTTGTTGTATATAGCTAACACAGAACGTGTTGCAAAGTCGTTAAAAATATCGTCTGCGAACATCCATTCTGTTACACAATTTACTTATCGTATGATTAAAAAATCATAAAAAAACCAATAAAAATTACAAGTACTTGAAAAGGCAGGATTTATTCTTGCCTTTTTTTTCTGTTTTTTGTTGACAACCAAGACGTCTTACTGTATATTAATGGTATAAGTTAAAAAACAGGAGTTAGCAAATGGCATATGTTTCACAAAAAGACAAAGCAGAATTAGCACCAGGCATCAAAGCAGTGCTTAAAAAGTACAAAATGAAAGCCAGTATCGCTGTTCGTAACCATTCAACACTTTGCGTTAATATCAAAGAAGGCGCAATTGACTTTAGCGATAGTTTTACACATGGTGATGGTTATATTCAAGTTAATGAATATCATATCGACCGTCACTATGCAGGTAAAAAGCGTGAGTTTTTTAACGAACTACTAGCGGCAATGAAAGGCCCAAAGTACTTTAACGATGATGATGCAATGACTGATTACTTTAGTCGTTCACACTATACTGACATCAATGTTGGTAAATGGAATAAACCTTATAACTATACAGGAGTATAAAATGACAAAAATTAAATTTGATATCAACCAATTGGATGACATTATGATTGGTGATGTAGATATGAAAGACTATCCAGACTTTTGTGATGCGTATGTTGAGTCAGCATCGTTCAAAGGTATTGAATTAACTGATCAACAACTGGAAGAACTTAATATGTCAGATGAAACCCGTGAATGGGTTAATGCAAATGCATACGAAAGTTTATTTTAATAAAATAAATTAAAATAAGGCTTGACAACCAAGACGTCTTACTGTATACTAGTGGTATATTAAATAAGAAAGGAGTTAGAAATGAGTGTAGAACTTAGAACTGTTATTTCAGATTTAAATTATATTCGTGGCACGGCTACTCCACGCCAACGACTAATTGATATGACGGAGATGACACCGCAGCAAGCCAATGATGTCTTTGCGTTTATCAATTTGAGCTTAACATCAAAGGTAATGAAAAAAGAAGGTGAGCGAACACGTATTGAAGTAAAACGTGAAACCGTTAAACTATTCAATGCCATTACCCAATTACAATGCATGGGCTTCAAGGCTCCTGCCAATCTTTCAAACATATAGGAGACACGTATGCCAGATGAAAGCAACTTTAGACTATTTGTGAATAACATGTATCAGGCTGCAATGAATGAACGATCAGCCTATAAACAAGAACCATGCACAATTCAGGAGTACTTTGATAACCATAAGTTTTGGTTAAAAGCTCAGTATCAAAGTGGCAAAGAAAACAAAAATGTTGTTGACATTGTAGATTAAATTTCGTATACTACACAGGTAAACAGGGCAAAAGGCAGAACAATGAAAAAGAAATATGACATCTTTAAAGTAATGACACTTGCTATTGCAGTTGATGAACTTCAAGGCTTCATCAAAAGTGGATATGGTTATCATGATTATAAAAATAATACCAATGTATATGATAATAAGTCTGCCATCAAGATGATCCTCCAGGAGAATCCAGACGCACCTGTCATTGAGATAACCCAAAAACATCGTGACCAAGCTTCTGAGCTCAAAGAATACTTTGACAGTGTTATTGTGATGAAGAAGCTCACAGGCAGTGTTAATGGGTTTGAAGACACTGTAGGCCAATTACTTAACTATACAGAAGTAGACAACTATGGCATTAGTGTAATTGCAAGTCTGCCCAACAGTTTACGCATCCAGAAACAACGTGACGAAATGGAAGAATTTTACGATGAAAAACGTCACACCAGTGAGTATGTTGGCAGTGTTGGCAAACGATTTAAGTTTAACCTACTAATTCAGGATATTAAATTTATTGCCAAATATAACATTCATTTGGTAACTGGTGTAGAAGGTGACGTAAACTTAGTTAAGTTCTTTTGGAGCAAAGACCCAGACATCAGTAGTATCCTTGTTGGTAAAACTATGGACGTTACTGGATTTGTTAAAGAGCAAAGTATTAGTAAATTCAGTAAATGCAAAGAAACTGTAATTAATCGTGTAAAAATTCAAGAAAGTGCTTGACAATAACTACACTAGATGTTATCATGTATATATAAGTTAATGCAAAAGGAGTGAGAACCAATGCAAAAAGTACGTGTTTTAACCGGAGTATATGCCGGAGCAACAATCAAAGATACTGTTTTTAAACTTGAAAAGCCTTTTAAGATAGGCCGTAACGGTGGATTTATCACAGTGTGTGGTAAAGATATTCCAGGAATGCCAGATCGTAGGATCCGCATTAAAGTGGAAAGTGCAAACAGTTTTGAGGATGTTGACGATAATGCGTCAGTAGGCACACCGACGTCAGACGTCAAGCCAGAAGAAACTGACGAACAAGTAATTGAACGACTACGTGAGCGGTTCCAAATTTTGGAAGACATGACAGAGGCCGCTATTGATGGAGTTGTTCGTGGAATGGTTGTAACAGGCCCTCCAGGTGTAGGTAAAAGTTTTGGAGTAGAGCAAGTGCTGGATTCAGCAAAGGTTGCTACAAAACTAACTAATGCACCAGAACGTTACGGCGTTGTTAAAGGCGCCAGCTCTGCTATTGGTTTGTACAAAACATTGTATGAATATGCAGACAAAGGTTCAGTACTTGTGCTGGATGACTGTGATACTGTATTGTATGACGAAACTAGTTTGAATTTGCTTAAAGCCGCATTAGACAGTGGCAAGAAGCGTAAACTAAGTTGGTTGGCAGACAGTGCATTGTTACGCCGAGAAGGCATTCCAGACACATTTGAATTTAAAGGAAGCGTTGTGTTTATTACAAACCTCAAGTTTGAAAAAGCTCGCGGTAAGATTGCAGACCACCTGGGTGCGATCATGTCACGTTGCCACTACTTGGACTTGACAATGGATACAATGCGTGAAAAGTTTTTACGGTGTAAACAAATTGTTGGAGATGGCATGCTTGATGAGTATGGCTTCAACAAAGCCGAGCAAGCAGAGTTGCTGGAATATGTTTACATTAACCGTAACCGACTGCGTGAATTGAGCTTACGTATGGTTACCAAAATTGCAGATTTACGAAAGATGAATCCTGTAAAGTGGAAAACATACTCAGAGTCAACATGCATGCGGAGAGTTTAATTGGTTAGCTTCTCCTCTGTCTATATCACTCTCACTCCAGCTAGCTAATTAAAACGGGGGGATCGAAAGGTCCCCCCACCCTTATCTTCTTGACAACAATAGGTAAAATCTGTATAGTATTATTATGGCAAAGATTATTTTAAAAGATGAAGTAAATTGTAAGATCGAAGGTCTCGATCTGGATACTCGCAAGAAACTGGTCAACAAGTTCAGTTTTATGTTGCCGTATGCATATCATGTGCCGGCATACAAACTAGGACGTTGGGATGGTAAGGTTAATTACTTTAACATTGGTGGGTCTACATATACAAATCTATTGGAAGACATATTGCCAGTATTAATTGCTGACGGTTATGAAGTAGATATTGATGACCGCAGAACAGAAATTAAATTAGATTTCCCACAAATTACAGAAAAACATTTTAGTGATAAACGGTGGCCTGAAAAACATCCAGTTGCAGGCGAGCCAGTTGTATTGCGTGACTATCAGGTTGAGATTATAAATCAGTTTCTCAGTAACCCACAGTGCTTACAAGAGATTGCAACTGGTGCAGGCAAGACATTAATTACAGCCGCACTCAGCAACCTAATAGAACCATATGGTCGTAGTATTGTAATTGTACCCAACAAAGACTTGGTGTTACAAACAGAAGTAGACTACATCAACTTGGGATTGGATGTGGGTGTATACTTTGGGGATAGAAAAGAATTTGGCAAAACACATACCATTTGTACATGGCAGAGTTTAAACAGCATGGAAAAGCGTTTTCGTAACGGAGACAGCGATGTAAGTGTTGTGGACTTTGCGGCTGATGTACAGTGTGTTATTGTAGATGAGGTACATCAAGCCAAAGCTGATGTGCTTAAAAAGTTACTCACAGGAGTATTTGCTAATGTTCCAATACGTTGGGGTCTTACTGGTACAATACCAAAAGAAGACTCAGACAAGATTGGACTTACAATTAGTCTGGGGCAAGTGGTAAATAAACTTGCGGCCAGTGAGTTACAAGACATGGGCGTTCTAGCACAGTGTGATGTGAACGTTCTTCAACTTCAGGATACTGCTGAATACAGCAACTATCAGGAAGAATTAACATACTTAACCACAGATAAACAACGCCTGGATTATATGGCTGGATTAGTCAAGAGTTTAAGTCTTGAAGGTAATACACTAGTATTGGTTGACAGGATTAAGGCTGGCGAAGGATTGATTGAGCGACTTCCAGAAGAGTCGGTGTTTATTAGTGGCAGTATGAAAAGTAAGGATCGCAAAGATGAATATGATGAGGTTAGTGAGGCAAACAACAAAATTATTATTGCTACTTATGGTGTGGCCGCTGTTGGCATTAACATTCCTCGCATCTTTAATCTTGTTCTTGTTGAGCCTGGTAAGTCTTTTGTGCGTGTTATCCAGTCTATTGGCCGTGGCATACGTAGAGCAAAAGATAAAGACAGTGTTCAAATTTGGGATATAACCAGTACAGCTAAGTTTAGCAAGCGCCATTTACGTGAGCGCAAAAAGTTTTATAAAGATGCTAACTATCCCTTTACTATAGATAAGGTAAAATATAGAAAATGAAAATATTAACAGTAGAAAATAAGCCGTACGAATTAGACTTTGTACCAGAAGAAATAGAAGATGTGCGTTACGGCGTATTAGATTATAGTAATAAAAACGATGCAGATTATTTCTTTGTGCCGCTTGTTTTTCTTGAAATATTTAATGCACCTGCGGCAGTATTGCGCATAGGCAATCACATGGTTAAGATGCCATTGGATTGGAGTTTAATTATTTGTGAGCCAGATGTTGGTGAACCTGAAGTAGTACCCATTACAAGTTTAAATGATCGAGGCTTCCATGCATTTACATTTAATCCAATCTCAGGGTTTTTACCCAAGTTTCAGAATGTGGAAATTACAAATGTATTTCAGGAAGTTAAATGGCATTTTCCAAAATTAAAGTTTGGACACTTTTTAGCGGTGCCACTGGGAGATGAAGAAGGCAGCAACTGTGCCTTTTTTGTCAAAGAAACCAGTAAGGTTCCTGATATACTAGACACATATTATTTGTGGTAATAGTATGAGTGGTCAAAGACGTTGGTTAAAAACATGGGCTAGAACTGTTGGTATGCCGATTGGTGTTACTGATGAAGACAAGCCTGAGTTTTTGCCTATTTCACAAACAGATGTAAAACGTGCATTAATTTTTAGGACGTTCTGGATTATCTTGCATGTTGTAACATGTTGTGCTATCATAGCAGGTAATGGCAGAACACTGGGATTTTGGTAATGAGTAATAAACTAACAATTAAAGAAGAGATGCGAGCGATTGATCAGCGTGACGTCGGTTGGTGGGATACACTAACTGAAGAAGAACAAAAGAAGATTAGTCCTTGGTTATTGATGCGATATACCAGTGCATGTGATACAAACCATGATGCAATCCGTGATCATTATTTAACAATGACTAATGAACTAGTTAATGTACAGTTTAATACATTGCGGCATCATGTACAACTACAGCATCGCTTAATGCAAGTTGTTGGTATTGGTAAAAGTCAATATCATCCGTGGATAGCACCCGGCAAGAGACAAAAGAAAAACAAAGTGGCTGAATGGTTACTAACACTGTATCCAGGCATCAATGATGACGAGTTGGATATATTATTGGAAAGTCCTAAAGCTGAACTTAAAAGTCTGGCAGAGTCAGCAGGCATGACAGACAAGGATATAAAGGCATTATTTAAATAATGTACAGTTGTGAATATTGCAAAAGAAGTTTTAAACGTGAGAGTAGTCTTGCTGTACACATGTGCGAACGCAAGCGACGAGCTCTTAATCGTAGCGAAAAGCACGTTGTAGCAGGATACAATGCCTACAACTACTGGTATAAATTGGCAATGGGCAGTAAGAAAGACAAGTCATATGATGATTTTGCTGGCAGTCAATACTACAGTGCGTTTGTGAAGTTTGGCAGATACATACTTGATATCCGTGCAGTTAATCCAGAATCATACATACGCTGGCTAACCACAAACAAAACTAAATTGGATACTTGGTGCAAGGACAGTGTTTACAATCGTTACTTGGCTGACAGTAGTAAAAGTGAAACCGCTGACAGAGCATTAGAGCGTTTTGTAATACATGCTGAAGCCTGGAGTAAAACAAGTGGGCATCATTGGAGTGACTATTTTGATAAGGCTACTCCACACAGTATTGTAATACACATTGGCAACGGAAAGATATCGCCCTGGATAATTTATAGCAGTGACAAAGCACAAAAATGGCTGGATACTATTCCCAATGACATGCTCAAGCAAGTGGCAGATACACTGGATCCTAATTTTTGGGTACGCAAGACAAAACTATTTCCACAGGAAGTTAATTTTATAAGAGAGATAATTGGATGATACCAGCAACAGACATTGACATTGATACAGCAGACAGAAATCGTGTACTGGAATTATTCCCACATACAGTAGCAGTAATCAAACGTGATAATAAAACTGTTAAACACAACACTGGTGTATACTTTCACAAGATGCCCAGTGAGCCATTTACTGGCATGGCTACAATTGATCACAAGGAAGCAGAAGATCGCGGCTTTTTTAAACTTGATATACTTAACCTAAGTTTATACAAAAACATCAAGACACCAGAACAACTGGATGAACTTATGGAAATAGAACCGCAGTGGGATTTACTCGCACATGATGAGTTTATTGATATGCTGTTCCATGTCAAAGGACACGGCGATATTTTACGTAAACTAAAGCCCACAAACATCACACAACTGGCCGCAGTGTTGGCTATTATACGTCCTGCAAAGCGACATTTGGTTGACAGTGATTGGGATACTATTATGAAGCAAGTGTGGATACCGCCCACAGACGGAACTTATTACTTTAAAAAGAGTCACGCTGTTGCCTATGCACATGTTGTGGTTGTACAAATGAATCAGTTGGTAGACACACTAACATGAGTTTCAATATAGAAGAGTTTTGGCATCATGGCTTCTGCAAAATAAGAGAAAATATACCACGCAGTACAATAGATGCACATCGTGGATTTTTACAATCCAGTCAGATAAGAATTGATCGTGGGCATGATGTACACGGCAACTATTACAGTAAACCTCCCAAGCGTAAAATACAATGGGCTAATACCTGGAGTCAGGAACTAAGCGAAACACAAGTAGTAAATGCATGTAATAAATTTTATATGCCACAGATAGCACTACTGTTGGATGATCCAGTGTTGTATCACAGCGATGTTGTGACAACTTATCCAAACTATCAGACAGTGCGACCGCATATTGACACACCTTATAGACATGAAAGTTTTGCTGATGAAGATCAGTTCTTGGGTGTACAGTGCTTGTTACCGCTGACTGAAAACTTTGGACCACGCACTGGCGGTACAGCATTTGTGTCTGGCAGTCATAATACTAAATGGAATATCAAAGACTGTTACAATGGAAAGCACGATGAGTACTTTACACAAAATTGTCAGGCAACACATGTAAACTACGGAGAAATGCTGATATGGCATCCCAGAGTGTTACACAGTGCAACCCCCAATCACGGCGTGGAAAAACGTCCAGCACTATTAATGCTGTATGTAGAACGCCACATACATGATGAATTAAGAGTAATTGAAAATATTATTAGTTAACTTTTCGGACTAATTGAACATTTTTACGTTTAACTCGCTTTTGCATGATGTCACGTAAACAAATAGTTGGTCCGTGTAGGACTTCAAAGTCTTTATTTGTAAACGTTACTAATGAATCGCGAAATACTTTAAAACGTCCGCCCATAATAATATTAATTGGAATTTTACGATTAGTTTCCCACCACCACTCTTCTCCCAATTGGAGAAATGTTCTTTTTAGTTTTGGATCTTTAATTTGTTCGTAAATATACATGCTGATAACATTGTTATCAATATTTTGCATAATACCTACGTATTCATTATTACCGTAACTGGCGAGTGTTAAAAATGGGAACTGTTGTAAAAGTTCTTGATATTGGTTTTCTATTGTCATAATAATACTTATCTTTTAATAAATAGTGTTGGAGAATTTATATATGGCACAAGGCACCGGATACATTAACACCCAACGTGGTGATGTCGTTTTGACAACCCGAACGGGAACTACTAGGAACCAACCCAGTAGTTACAAACCTTTTAAACTTCTGAAAGGTGTGGACACTACTATTACATTTTTTATTAAAGAGCTTGACGCAAGTCCTGTACAATTGCATGACAAAACGATTAAAGCACAAATAACTAAAAATAAAGATAATACGGTCCTTGTTAGTAAAAACTTAAAAATTGCAGACTACGACAATGGTGTCGTTACATTGCATATCTCTCCTGGCGACATTGCCAGTTTTGATCCTGCCTTCTACAATATACTACTTACTTATACTAATCCAAACAACCAGATTCACGCCATGCATGCAGACCAAAATTACAGGTATTGCTATACAGCAGAAGTGGTTGATGACTGTGGTCCAATGGATATGGGTGCAAGTTCAGAAATAATGGCATCCAATTTAATATATCAGGAAGAAGTTGCACTGTCAGCATCTGTAACCTATTCTGGTTTAACCAGTGCATTGTTTGCAAGTGGTAGTGCAATGGGTAATACTCATTACACCACTGATAAATTTGTATACTCTGGCAGTGGCGTTAATGCCAGTTTAGAGATAGTTAAAACAAACGGCAATTATACAGTGAGTGCCACCAATGGCGGTATAGGCTACAGTGTGGGCGAAACAATTACAATATTGGGAACTTTCCTGGGCGGCGAATCACCAACACATGATGCCGTAATTACCATTGGCACTGTTAGTGCAAGTGGCGGTATTACCAGTTTAAGCGCAGGCGGGACACCAAACTTCAACAGTAAATCATATATCACTAGCCCATTAACTGGTTCAGCAATGCGAACTGGTGCATGTAATGGATTAAACACCATTAGTATACAGAACAGTGGATTTGAGGGTTCATTCCAACTGCAAGGCACACTATTAACTAATCCAACAACTGATAATGATTGGTTTGCAATTAATCCCCATGGTCAGTCTGACATCTTTGGTGCCATTAATGTAAACAATACTACAAATGCCCAGTCTACTGAAGCATTTACATTTGACGGTAATTTTATGTATATTAGAATTAAATTCAATATTATCAAAGGATCGATTGACAAATTACTATATAGAAGTTAATATAGTAATATGCATATCGTAATTGAGTTCACTAAAAATCTGATACCTGCTTCGTGGAAGCCAACTGGTTCTGGCTGGACCAGTGGCAATTGTCCTATGTGCATTACAAATGGACAAGGTAGACCTGATACTAAAAAACGTGGTGGATTTTATTTTGAAGAAGATAAATTTCAATATAACTGCTTTAATTGTGGATACAAAACTGGTTGGAGTACTGGCAAGCAACTGAGCGGGCATCTGAAGCGTTTATACAGCGTGTTAGGGGCAGATGAATCAGACATACATCGTTTACAAATTGAACTGATGCGTGAGCGAGACACGGCAGAATTGTTTATACAAACAGTAAAACAAGATCAACCAGTGAAAATAGACTGGCCTACTGTACAATTACCACAAGATTCCAATCCAGTCAAGAACTATCCAATACATGAACTGGACGAAAAGAGTGTACAGCGTTTTGTGGGTGCATGTGAATTTTTAGTAGAACGTGGACTTGACAACTGGACTGACTGGCATTACAGTACATTTAGTCACTTTCGTAATAGAGTAATACTTCCATTTCGTTACAAAGGAAATATAGTTGGGTACACTGCACGTTGGATCGGAGATGTTCCCAATAAAGAAACGCCCAAGTATCATGTACAACAACCCAAGGACTTTGTGTTTGGTTTGGATCGCCAGCGTGACAAAAAGATAACTATTGTGACAGAAGGACAATTGGACGCAGTTGCTATTGATGGCGTAGCTATTGGCAGCAACAACATGAGCATGGAGCAAAGTAAAATTATAGAACTTAGCGGTAATAGAAATATATTACTACCAGATGCAGACAAGGCTGGTATGAAACTTGTACGACAAGCAATAAAACGAGGATGGGAAGTCAGCTTTCCGCCCTGGGACGAAGATGTCAAAGATGCCAATGATGCCGTACAAAAGTATGGTAAGTTATTTACAATCAAGAGTATTTTAGACTTCAGTATAGGAAATCCTACTAAAGCAGAAATAATGGGAAAAAACTATTGTAAATAATCTGCAAAACAAATATAATCGAGGAGAGCAGTTATGAGAACTAAAGAAGAAATTTTAGCACAGATTACAGAAGTTATGGACGAATATGTAACACCAAATGTAGCACAGCATGGTGGGCAGGTAAACATACTTGACTTTGACTTAGAAACTGGTGTTTTAAGTACACAACTCAGCGGAAGTTGCAGTGGGTGTGCTAGTAGTATGGCAACATTAAAGCAAGGTGTTGAAAGCACACTAATGCATTTTGTTCCAGAAATTACAAGTGTTACTGGCGAAGACGACCCGATGTTTAACAATCCGTATTACTCGCCAGACCAATTTGGCAATTATAACTTTGATGATTATCAGTGATGCATAGTAGGACGCTTGGAAATTCAGACCGACACTGGGAGCCATTACATGAGGTAGATTATTTGAGAACATTTGTAGTTGAGCCCGACAGAACAACATTACGAGAAGAGTTTGCATGGTTTCCAAAACGTTCAACTTTTGGCTCGCTTATTTGGATGAAATCGTATATAATATACGAAACATGGGTAACAATACGTGGTGTAGAAAAAAGATTACTGGACACAGCATTGTACACACAGAGCGAGTTCGTTGAAGCAAAATTAAAAGGTGAAGTCAATTAATGGCAGAAGATTATGGAATAGATTTACAAAAGCTGTATCTAGAGTTTTTACAGGCAGACAAAGAATTATTTGTACGCTGTAATGCTATTATAGATTCAGAGTATTTTGATCGCAGTTTGCGTAGTGCTGTTCGCTTTATGCAAGAGCATGTGGAAAACTATGGCGACATGCCTACACTTGAACAAATGAAAGTCAAGGGTAGTGTGGAGTTACAGGACTTGCGAGACAATACATCAGCACATCAAGACTGGTTCTTGGATGAGTTTGAAAAGTTTTGTAAGCACAAAGGATTAGAGAAGGCAATTTTAGCAAGTACAGACAAACTGGAAAAAGGTGAGTTTGGTGCTGTTGAAATGATGATTAAAGATGCAGTTGGTATTGGACTTGCAAAAGAACTGGGATCTAACTATTGGGATGATCCTGCAGGACGTATACAACGCATCAAAGACAACCGTGGACAAAATAGTACTGGTTGGAAAACAATGGATAACATACTGTATGGTGGATTTAATCCAGGCGAACTAAACATCTTTGCAGGTGGTAGTGGATCTGGTAAAAGTTTGTTTATGCAAAACATGGCACTCAACTGGAGTTTGGCTGGCAAGAACGTGGTGTATGTTAGTTTGGAACTTAGTGAAGAGCTGTGTGGCATGCGTATTGATGCTATGGTAACAGGCATGAGTACAAGAGACGTTATGCGCAATGCAGATGATGCCGCACTTAAAGTTAAAATGAAAGGCAAAAAAGCCGGAGTAATACAAACTATACAAATGCCAAATGGTGCAACCATTAACGACATTAAAGCATACATTAAAGAAGTACAAATACAAATGGGCATCAAAGTTGATGCATTGTTTGTGGACTATTTGGATTTGATGATGCCAGTAACAGTTAAGGTTAATCCAAGTGATCAGTTTATTAAAGATAAGTTTGTGTCGGAAGAACTACGTAACTTGGCAATGGAAATGCAGTGTGTGTTTGTTACTGCATCGCAGTTAAACAGAGCGGCAGTAGAAGAAATAGAATTTGATCACTCGCACATTAGTGGAGGGTTGAGTAAGATACAAACTGCTGATAACGTGATAGGTATCTTTACAAGTAGAGCAATGAAAGAACGTGGAAGATATCAAATACAGTTTATGAAAACTAGATCATCTAGTGGTGTAGGACAAAAAGTAGATTTAGAATTTGATGTAGATAGTTTGCGTATTAGAGATCTTGCAGAAGATGAACAACAATCATATCAAAGCACAGGCAGTTCAATTGTAAGCGGTATAAAGAAACAATCAACTGTAACAGAATCAAGTCATAATGCAGGACAAGAAACTGCACTACGTGAGCCAGGAGATGGCGATACTATAGGTAAGATAAGCGGTAAAGCACAGAGCAGTAAACTACGTGAAATGCTTCAAAATATAAACGTTGATTCAGATTAAAATAAGTTTTTTACACTCTCACTGATACTTTCTGATGTAGCACTTTGCCACAGAGTTGGTATAGGAATTTCTAATAGATTGATTGGACAAGTTGTATACAACCATTTGTGTTGTGGCGTCCATGGAGGTTCTCCTCCCATTTCACCTTCCAGTTGTCCTGCTTGCCAAGTGCTAACACCAACACACAATCTCCAATTGCTTGGCCCGCGGTTCTCGCCTATTTCACGTAGCATTGCTTCACTACTAGTAACACACAAACCCGGAGTTACACTAAACGTATCACCAACAGTGCAGTCTGGTGTATGAATAAAATGCAGGCCTTCTTGTGCTACTGGTCCACCTTGAAACACATGTTCGTTGGCATATATTCCGCAATCAATACCTTGCGAAACTGTTTTTAGATCTAAACTAGGATGTGGTTTGTTGACTACTAATCCCCAAGCACCTTTGGCATGATGTTCACAAACAAGTATAACACTTTCATTAAAGAAAGGACTATTTGTGGTTGGTTGAGATATTAGAACTTTACCCTGCAAACTGTTAGGTCCGGAATACACGTTAGAGTCCTATCTTAGTTTTTTTAACTGCTGGGTTGTAGTTTTAATTTTTCCATCAGCCGCCCGTTGATATGCTTTACTGTTTTCACGTTCAGCAGGTTTAGTGATTGTTGCAGAATCTACTCTAGGCCTTTGACCTGTAAATTCGCCTTGCTTGATCATACCTTGTTTATCTACTTCTTTTTGTGCCATAGAGTATCTCCTTGTTAAACGTATTTACCACAGTTCTAAACACTGCGGCGGTGCATAACTTGGTGTATTCCCACCAGTCCCAACGACTACGCATGTACTTGTTGGGTGGAATTCCCAATGCTGATCTGTGTATGTCTATAATAAAAACCAATCTGTTTGTGGTAGCATTTGACCATGCAATGTGTACACCTGAGTTGTCAAAACCAAACACACCATCTCTCCAACCTATGCGTTGACCCATTACCCAAAGACCCATATCACCTTCAGGTATCATCAAAGGTATATGACATCTTATGTATTTGCAGTAACGGTTTTCTTCATCTCCGTTGTGCAGTGGAATCTTTGCACCTGGTTTGAGCAAACTATAACTTGCTACATTTACATCATCGCCAAACATCTTTACTAGTTTGTGTGCTGTGGGATAGTTGTTTTTGATCACACGTTCTTTGTCTGCCCACTGCTTTTGATAGAGTACGCCCAAAGGCACCCACCCGTTGATGTCATGCCAATACTTTTCTTCATCGCCCTTGCTCTGCTGTTCTTGTTGTTCTAGTACTTCAGGATGAACTCGTAAAAAGTCTGCCATCAATTGAGGTGCTAGATCTGTGAACTGCTGTGCAAAAGGTATTTCGTGATGTCGCCATATGTACTTACGCATATGTGTATTTAACGAGTGTACACACAGGGGCTCATCGTTTGAACAAGCCCCTGAGAGTGGTTATATAGTTCGTTTGGATACAGTTATATGATTGAGCACAAGACCTGTGTTGGCTCCGTGCTTGACAGTGTATCCACTAGTACCACCTGCATTAGTGTCAACGCTTAGTCGACTACGTGCAAGTATGGCAT